CTGAAGCGCCAGCAGAAGGCGCTTCAATCGCGTACTAGCCTGCTCACCTACACGCGCTTCACGATGCCGGACCCGACTGATCCGGGAAATGTCGAGTTGTCGCGCTACGAGGAAGAAGCCTTCCACGCGGCTGTCGCTGAAGCGCTGGAGGCAGTTGAGCGTGGCGAAATCGTTCAGCTCATTTTCTGCATGCCGCCCCGCCACGGAAAGACTGAGCTCGCAACGAAGCGTTTCGCGGCCTGGATCAGCGGCAAGCACCCGGATTGGGACATCGCTGTCGCGTCGTACTCCGACACGATGGCTCAGGACATGGGCGCCGACACGCGCGCAATCCTCACGTCCACGCAGCATCGCCAGGTCTTCCCGAACTATCGGCTGCGGCGCGGCGGCAACGCGAAAGACAATATTCAGACTGACCAAGGCGGGCGCATTGTGTTCGTCGGCCGCGGCGGGGCGCTCACGGGGCGCGGCATGCACGTCGGCCTTGGCGACGATTTGTTCAAGGACCACGAGGAGGCGCGATCGCAGACGATCCGCGACAGCGCGTGGAATTGGTTCACCAAGGTTTTCATGACCCGACGCATGGGCAAAAAGCTCGTCATCCTCACGATGACGCGCTGGCACAGCGACGACATCATCGGACGCATCACGGACCCGGAGAACCCGCACTACAACGCGATCGAAGCGAAGCGCTGGAAGATCATTCGTCTGCCTGCGATCGCCGAGGAAGACGACCCTCTCGGTCGGCCTGTTGGCGCGGCGCTCTGGCCGGCCCGCTACGACATTGATTTTCTCGAGAGCCAGCGCCGGCTCGACCCGCTCGGCTTCTCAGCGCTTTATCAGCAGACGCCGACGGTGGCCGACGGTGTGTTGTTCAGGCGCGAGAACGTCGCCTATTACGACAAGGAAAATCTGCCCGATAACCTGACTTACTACTGTTCGAGCGACCATGCTGTTGCTACGGGGCAGCGCAACGACTTCAGTGTGTTTCTCAAAGGCGGTGTGGATCGCCAGAACAACATCTATCTGACCGAATGCTTCTGGAAGAAGGTCAAGAGCGACATGGCGGTCGAAGCCATGCTCGCGATGGCAAATGGAAAGAGCAAGCCGCTGCTGTGGTGGGCTGAAAAGGGCCACATCTCGAAGTCGATCGGTCCGTTCCTCTACAAGCGCATGGAGCAGACGGGCATTTACATCAATGTTCGTGAAGTGACGCCGATCGGCAACAAGGAGCAGCGCGCGCAATCAGCCGCGGCGATGTTCGCACTCGGCAAGATCCTGTTTCCCCGTGGTGAACCGTGGGTTGAACGCGCGATCCAGCAACTTCTCGCTTTTCCGAACGGTACGTTCGACGACTTCGTGGACGCGTTGTCGCTGTTCGGTCTCAGCTTGCGCAGCCAATTCGGAAACGCGCCGAGAGAACAGCGCAAGGAACAGCCTGCGTTCGGTTCGCTCGCGTGGGTAAAAGAACAAGACAAATGGCGTGAAGAACAGCGGCGCAATGCGCGGCTCGGGGGCTTCTGATGGACGATCTCAGCAACGACGTCGACGACACGGAAATCGACACCGCTCCAGCGCCAGACGCGACGCCTAATATCGATGGCGCAGCGCCGGCGCGATCCGACGATGATAACGATCAACAGGCGGAGCGTGCGCGCGTCGCCGAGATCATTGCGACGATTAAGTCAGACGCCAAGTTTTTCGAAAATGACTTCAAGCAAATGCGCGACGACATGTTCGCCGCGTTTCACGGCCGCAATCGCGGCTGGAGCGACAATAACTACAAGGCAAATATCACAGGTCGGCACGTCAAGCAGAAAACCGCGTCGCTCTATGCAAAGAACCCGAAGGCGACAGCCAAACGGAAGCCCCGCCTCGACTTTGCTGTGTGGGACGAAGATCCGCAGTCTCTCATGCTCGCGTTTCAGACGCTTCAGACCGGGATCATGGCCGCTCAGGCACACGCGGCAGAAGCCGAGGCTGCGGCCACCCCGGACCCGCTCGCCCAAGGTGCGCCAATCGAGGCGCCCGGCGCTGCTGCGGCTCAATCCGCGCACAACATGATTGGCCATAACGGCGGCCCGCCGCTGGAAATGCCGCCCGGCTTCGACCAGGCAAAAGCGATCGTTGAAGATTTTCAACAGGGGATGGAACGCCGAAAGAAGATCGATAAGCTCGGCAAGACGCTGGAGATCCTGTTCGCCAATTCGATGCGCGAACAGAAGCCGGTCGATTTCAAAACCGGCATGAAGCAACTTGTGCGTCGCACCTGCACAACGAGCGTCGGCTACATCGAGCTCGGCTTCCAGCGTGATAAAGGCCCCCGCCCCGGCCTCACCGAGCAGTTGGCCGATAGTCAGCAGCGCCTTGAACATCTGCGTGTGCTGCTCGAAGACCTGAAGGACGAGGAGTACACGGAAACGAGCGCCGAGATGTTCGAGCTCGAAAGCTCGATCGCCGCGCTTCAGAGTGAGCCAGAGATCGTCATCCGTGAAGGTCTGATCTTCGACTTCCCGCGCTCGACGAAGGTCATCCCGGACCAACTGACGAAGACGCTCGTCGGTTTTATCGGCGCGCGACACATCACGATCGAATATGACTTCACGCATGCAGAAGTGCGCGAATTGTTCAACGTGGATTTGAAGAAGTGGGCTGGCTATTCGAGCGACGGTAAAGCCGATGTCGCGGCAGAAGCCGCGAACACTGTGCGCGATGACAGCGAAGATGAAGACGATAAGCGCGCTCAGCCTACCGACGCCAAGAAGAAAAAACTCGTCAAGGTGTGGAAGTTCTACGAAAAGGCTTCCGGCCTGGTGCATTACGTTGCGGACGGGCACGACCTGTTTCTTCGCCCCCCGGCCCCGCCGGATGTTTTCGTTGAGGACTTTTGGCCTGTCTACGCAATCACCTTCAACGAGGTCGAAAGTGAAGACCGCCTGTTCCCGCCGTCTGACGTCAAGCTGCTCGAAGACATGCAGAGTGAGCACAATCGCTCGCGGCAAGGCAAGCGGGAGCACCGCGACGCCAAACGCCCGCGATGGGTTGCCGCCAAGGGAGCGCTGGAGAACGACGACGTCAAGATACTGAAAGACCTGAAACCGTTCGAAGTCGCATTGCTGAACATCGACCCGCAGACTGAAATCGGGAAGATGCTTCAGGCTGTCCCCGTGCCGGGTGTCGACCCTAACCTCTACGACACCAACGAGGTCAACGCGGACATGCAACTTGTCGTTGGCGCGCAGCAAGCGCAGCTCGGCGGCGTCTCGAAGTCGAGCGCGACCGAGAGCGCAATCGCGGAGAGCTCAGCGTCGACGGCCGACGGTTCGAGCGTTGACGATCTCGACGCGTTCCTGACCGTCATCACACGGGCCGCGAGCCAGATCCTCCTGCGTGAAATGAGCGCCGAACAGGTTCTCAAGATCGTCGGCCCCGGCGCGGTTTGGCCCGAATTGACCGACACCGAGATAGCCGAGGAAGTTTACCTCGACATCGAAGCGGGCTCGACCGGCAAGCCGAACCAGGCCGTCG